GAACAACAGATGGAACTTTACAGCTTAATTGTAGAGTAAATTCTCATGGTATCAAACTTGCTTCACCACCTCACTCCGCTGGTCAATCTTACACTTTAACCTTTCCAACAGGTAATGTAACAGCAGATAAATTTTTAAAAGTAGCTTCAGTATCAGGGTCAGGTGCAACAGGAGTAGGACAGTTATCTTTTGCAGATGCTGGTGGTGGCGAAAAAACATTATTAGCAACGACAACTGTTTCTAGTGGTGTTTCAGAGGTCGTTTTCAACAACACTTATTTTACTTCAACTTACAGAGATTATGTATTAAGTGCTTCACAACTTGACGTAGATACAGATTCGGCAAGAGTTTATATGCAGATTAGTTCTGATAATGCTTCGTCATACAAAACAGGTTCAAACTATAAATATGGAGTTTATGGTTTTGAAAATACAGGTGGAAATATTGGTCAAAGTGGAACAAGTGCATATTTTGAAATAACGTCAACTCCAACTTCAGATGCAGACGCAAGAACAACGAGTTTCAAAATGCACATAATAAATCCTTTATCAACTTCCACTTATTTTAGTTGGTACAATCTTGGATTCTCACACACAACAGCCGACAGATCAAATACTTTTCATGGTGCAGGTTATTTTAACGATAGTGCTGGAGATGCTTTTAATGCTATTAGAATTTACGCATCAAGCGGTAATATAGATCAAGGTGTATTTAAACTTTATGGAATAAATTAGGAGTTAAACAATGGCTCTTAACTTTTGCAACAACAATTCTTTATCAGCAATCACAGCTTTACCAGCTTCAATATCAGGTGGTGGATTAAATTTAATATCTACACAGACAGCTAGTAGTAGTTCAACATTATCTTTTACAAGTGGGATAGATTCTACTTATAAAGAGTACATTTTTAAGTTTATAAATATACACCCACAAACCAACAATACAGATTTTACTTTTAATTTTTCTGTTGATAGTGGAAGTAATTATAATGTAACAAAAACTACAACTACTTTTAGAGCAGCACACAACGAGGGGGATAGCACAGCAGAATTAGCATATTACGCTGCTAATGATATAGCACAAGGCACAGGATTTCAAAGTTTTAGTATTGGTGGTTCATATCAAGGTGATAATGATAGTTCTGTTTCAGGTATGCTACATCTATTCGACCCTAGTAATACTACATTTGTAAAAAATTTTTTTGCTAGAACAAATGGTATGATTGCAAATGATTATTCTGTTGATGGTTTTGTAGCTGGTTATGGTAATACAACTTCAGCTATTGATGCAGTACAATTTAAAATGAGTTCAGGTAATATAGATTCAGGAGTTATAAAATTATATGGAGTTAGTTAAATACAATAATAATTCAATTTCAAGTGTAACCGCTTTAGGTAGCTTATCTGCTGGTGGCTTGAATTTACTTGCCACAAACAACATTACATCAGGAGTATCTTCATCTTCTTTTACTTCTAATATTGATAGCACTTATGATACTTATTTATTCAAGTTTATAAATATTCACCCAGCTTCAGCCGCAAACTTTTCAGTAAATTTTAGAGATGGTTATTCTGCTTTTGATGCTACTAAAACTTCAACTGCTTTTTATGCTTATCACAATGAAGCTGGTAGTTCTGCGGCTTTAAGTTATTATGGTGCTGGAGACTTAGCACAAAGTACAGATTATCAACAATTAGCTTTTGAATTACATGATGACGCAGATCAAAGTTGTTCAGGTGAATTATTTTTATTTAACCCCAGTAATACAACTTTTGTTAAACATTATGTAGCAATAGCTTCAGTTGCTACTGACCCTACATTTATTACAAATTCATATATTTCAGGATATTGTAATACAACATCTGCTATTGACGGAGTAGATTTTAAAATGTCTAGCGGAAATATAGATAGTGGTATAATTAAAATGTATGGATTAAGTAAATCATGAGTATAATTAAATTAAATAACAGAGCAGTAAAAGATGCAACAGCAGTAGGTAGTATAACAGGACTTGGTAAGTTAGTTTTTATATCAAGATCAACTGCTAGTTCATCATCAAGTGTAAGCATAACTTCAGGTATTGATAGCACTTACAAAGAATATATATTTTTCTTTAATAATCTTCACCCAGCAACTAATTCAGCACATTTTACTTTTAATATGTCAGTAGATGGTGGAAGTAATTACAATGTTACAAAAACCACAACTGCTTTTCATACATATCACGGTGAATCAGGTAGTGGCGGTCAGGCATTAGCTTACCAATCATCAAGAGATTTAGCACAATCAACTAATTACCAAGAACTAATTAGAAATATGGGTAATCAAAATGATGAGGGTATCTCAGGATTTTTACACCTGTTTGACCCAAGTAATACAACTTTTATAAAACATTTTATAGGAAAATCAGTATCAACAAATGATGATGGTGGTGCATATATTTATACATTAGATACTGCTGGTTATGGAAATACTACCTCAGCAATTAATGCAGTAGATTTTAAGGCATCAACAGGAAATATAGATAGTGGAGTTATAAAATTATATGGAGTTAGTTAAATACAATAATAATTCAATTTCAAGTGTAACCGCTTTAGGTAGCTTACCTGCTGGTGGTTTAAATTTACTTGCTACAAACAACATTACATCAGGAGTATCATCATCTTCTTTTACTTCTAACATTGATAGCACTTACGATACTTACCTATTTAAATTTATAAATATGCACCCAGCAACAGATGCAACTATTTTTACTTTTCAAGGTGGTGCAAGTTACAATACAACAATTACATCTACTGCTTTTACTACCTATCATGCAGAAAACGGATCAAGTTCAACATTAGAATATGATTCATCTAATGATTTAGCACAAGGAACTAGTTTTCAATCATTGTATGGTCAAATTGGTTATGATAATGACCAATCTTGTTCAGGAGATTTATATGTTTTTAATCCATCTTCAACTACTTTTGCTAAACATTTTATAAGTTGTATGAATGGGTCATCTTCAGGAGATTTTACAAGAAATGATTTTGTTGCTGGATATTTTAATACTACAACTGCTTTAACTCAATTTCAGTTTAAATTTACTAGCGGAAACATAGATAGCGGTGTAATAAAAATGTATGGATTAAGTAAATCATGAGTATAATTAAATTAAATAACAGAGCAGTAAAAGATGCAACAGCAGTAGGTAGCATAACAGGACTTGGTAAATTAGTTTTTATATCAAGATCAACAGCTAGTTCATCATCAAGTGTAAGTATTACATCAGGGATTGATAGCACCTATAAAGAATATATATTTGTTTATAATAATATCCACCCAGCTACAGATAACGTGCAATTTTTAGTTAATTTTTCTATTGATGGTGGCAGTAATTATAATGTAACTAAAACATCTAGTTATTTTCACGCTTATAATCTTGAAAGTGGTGGTAGTACAGCATTAGGATATTTTACTTCAGGAGATTTGGCACAATCTACTAGCTATCAACAAATTGTTAATCAGGTTGGTAATGGTAGTGATGAATCTGCTAGTGGTTTTATGCACCTCTTTGATCCTAGCAATACAACTTTTGTGAAGCATTTTATCTGTACATCTAATTTTTATGCTTACAATAATTACACACAAAATCCTTTTGTAGCTGGATATGCTAATACTACATCAGCAATAAATGCAATAGATTTTAAAATGGAATCAGGAAATATGGATTCAGGCACGATAGATATGTATGGAGTTCTTTAAATAATTATGATAACAAACAATAATAAGGAGTAAATATGGCAGATAGATACAAAATGGTTAATGGTGAGCGAATCAAACTCACAGCAGAGGAAAACGCACAAAGAGATGCTGAAGAAAAAGCTTGGGCAGATGGTGCTTATGATAGAGCAATGGCTTCTTTAAGACAAAAAAGAGATGGTCTATTAAAAGAAACTGATTACTATGCTTTATCAGATGTTACTATGTCAGATGATATGGCAACATACAGACAACAACTTCGTGATATTACGAATGGTGTAAATACTGAAGCTAAAGCCAAGAATAAGACTTTTCCAACTAAACCTGAATAATCTGATGAATGTTAAATATTCTTCATATTCTTTTAAATATAAGGAGTAATATATGCAATCAGTTAAAGATCGAGTCAAAATCCACGAGGGCTTTAGAGATACTGTTTATTCCGATAGTTTGGGTTTCGCAACTATTGGTTATGGTCATCTTGTTTTACCCACCGATAATTTTGTTGAGGGTGTTACTTATCCTAAAGAACAGCTTGAAGCTTTGTTTGACAAAGACTTTGCAACTGCTGAAACATCTTCAAACGAACTTCTACAAGGAATAGAACATAATGAAACTGTAAGAGGTATTATAACTGAAATGTGTTTTCAGTTAGGAAAGCCAAGAGTTTTAAAATTTAAAAAGATGTGGTCTGCTTTAAGAGATAAGAATTTTGAAGAAGCATCTAATCAAATGATAGACTCTGCTTGGCACAAACAAACAACAAAAAGATGTGAAAGTCTTGCTAAACTAATGAAAGAGAAAGGTGGTACTGAGTGAAACTAACAAAGAAACAAAAAAAATTGCCAATGGCTTTACAAAAAGCTATTATGAAAAAAAAGAAGAAAACTAAAAAAAGGAGATAAACTATGCCTTATCATTATGGCGGTGGAATGAAACCAAAAAAAAAGAAGAAGAAAAAGAAAGGTAAAAAGAAAAGATAATGGTTAAAGTAGCATCTATAAAAAATATAATTAAAGACCTTAAACCAAGACAAAAAAAGACTATGAGATCACACGCAAAACATCATACTTTAAAACATATGCGAAGTATGGCTAGGTCTTTAAAAAATGGAAGTACGTTTGCTTCCGCACACAATAAAGCAATGAGATCAGTAGGAAAATGAACGGCTTTACTACCACAGCTACATTAGCTGAAATGATTAATAAAAGATCAATAAGAAAACGGAGAAGAAGAAGTGGCAAAAAAAAGAAAAAGAAGAAAAGTACCAAAAGATAAAGCAACTGATCTACCTAAAAAATACTTATCAGGACTTAAAGGTGGTAAAAGATCAGCTAGAGCAAGTTTAATAAAATCTATGTCAGCTTTATATAAATCAGGTGCAAGAATACCAGCTTCAATGTTTAAAGCGAGGAGAAAATAATGGCAGTACGAAGACGACCTTTATCTAAACAAGTTATTTCTACACTTAGAGCAAAAGCAAAGACAAGAAAAAATGTTACTCTTGGTAT